ATTTCTTCTCAATGCTTGAAAATTATCCTTGCACAGAATCTGTAAACTGGTATCGATCTCAACTTGACTTCCTATCAGATAAAACACATGTGTGGAGATTTGAAGATGGACTTGGAGAAAACTTTTCTAATTGGTTGAGTGATATTGTTGGTGTTCCTGTCACTATGGACCAAAAAGTAAAATATTCAAAACAAGATTATGAATCAAATAAACTTGACAAAACTCCTGCTCTCATAGATAATATCAAATCACTTTATCGCAAGGAAATTGGCCAACTCTACCCCGAACTGGCAACACCATAGTAAAAAAGAACAGAAACGTCGCCTTAAACCTCAAGCAATGAGATCAAGGCGTGAAGCACTACGCCACTTTAAAAAGCGTCACATGGGTCGTCCTAAGGGCGACCTTTCGTTTTATTATGGGTACATACGAAACGAAGAACATGTCTGTCTCCCACGAAATCAAATCTCAACTTGCCAAACTGCTTGCAACTGAAGATTTGGTTGTGGAGCATCGTAAGATTGAAACTGCCCAGTTCAATGTTCATACTCGTGTACTGACTCTCCCCATTTGGGATAGGGCAAGTAATGTTGTTTATGACATGCTTGTTGGTCATGAGGTTGGTCATGCACTCTTTACTCCAGATGAGGACCCTCCGCAAAACATTCCACATTCTTTTGTGAATATTGTTGAGGATGCTCGTATTGAAAAACTTATGAAGCGCAAGTATATGGGACTTGCAAAGACATTTTTTAATGGATATAAAGAACTGAGTGATGAAGATTTTTTCGCTCTTAAAGATGAAGATATTTCTAAGATGAATCTTGCCGATCGCGCTAACCTCTGGTTCAAGATTGGAAATCATATTGATATTCCTATTGAACGTGGTGAAGAGACTGAAATTATCAATCTGATCGCTGATGCTGAAACCTTTTCTGATGTTCTGATTGCTGCAGAGGCACTCTATAAATTCTGTAAGCAAAAGAAACAAGAAGAAAGCAACACTCCTATGGACAGTCTGGAGTCTCAGTCTGAAGGTTCTAACCAACCTTCTTCTGACTTCTCTGATCAACCTGAGGGTGAGAATGAGAGTGATCAGGAACAACCTAGCGAAACCAACTCTTATGGTGGTACTGCTGAACAACAGAAGCAACCTACCTCTATGGGTGGTGAAACCAATGAAGAACCTGAAGTTACCACCGTCGATAAACTTGAGGAAAATCTTCGTGAATTGATTTCCCAATATACTCAAGACAGTGTTTATGTTGAACTTCCAAAACTAAATTTGGAGTCTGTGATTATTAATAATGAAAAAATTGATAGTGTAGTGGATGCATATTTTAAAAAACAAAAAGAGAATCTTGGTGAAGATGTTTATAATCAAGTTGACTTAGAATTTAAAAAGTTTAAAAACTCTACTCAGAAAGAAGTAAACTATCTGGTCAAAGAATTTGAGTGTCGTAAGTCAGCAGATTCTTATGCACGTTCTACTACTGCTCGCACTGGTGTTCTGGACTGTACTAAACTTCATACCTATAAGTACAATGAAGATCTATTCAAAAAGGTTTCTGTGATTCCTGATGGCAAAAATCATGGATTGATTTTTGTTTTGGATTGGAGTGGTTCTATGTCGCAAGTTCTTCAGGATACATGTAAGCAACTCTTTAATCTTATTTGGTTCTGTAAGAAAGTTTCTATTCCTTTTGATGTATATGCTTTCACTAATGAATGGCATCGCACAACATATGATGAAAATAGTGATCGATATATTCCTGCTGAAATCAAAGCTCATTATGAAAAGAAAGATGGACTTCTTTCTGTATCTGACAATTTTAGTATGATGAATATTCTCAGTAGCAAGACTTCTTCTAAAGAATTGGAAAAGCAAATGCTTAATATTTGGAGAATTGCGTCTTATTTTGGATGTTCTTATGGATCTACTTATAGTATCCCTGATCAAATGAGTCTCTCTGGCACTCCTCTGAATGAAGCACTTGTTTCTCTGCATCAAATTCTTCCAAAGTTTCAGAAAGAAAATAAACTACAAAAAGTACAATGTATTGTTTTGACTGATGGAGAAGCAAATCAACTTAATCGTCATGTTGAAGTAAAACGTGATTGGGAAGAAGAACCTTACATTGGAACTCGTCGTATCAATCCGGAAACAACATTTGTACGCGATCGTAAGATTGGAACAACATATAAAGTTGAATATCAATGGCATAAGTTTACTGATACTATGCTTAGGAATTTAAAGGACAACTTTCCCACAGTAAACTTTATTGGTATTCGTGTTCTTTCCTCTCGTGATGCAAATTACTTTATGAAAATGTACTATGATTATGGTAAAGAACTTTGCAAACTCCAAACTGAATGGAAAAAGCAAAAAAGTTTCTGCATTAAAGAATCTGGATATGATGCATACTTTGGAATGTCTTCCAGTGCTTTATCTCAAGATTCTGAGTTTGATGTTAAAGAAGACGCAACTAAATCTCAAATTAAGTCAGCATTTGTTAAAAGTTTGAGAACCAAGAAACTAAATAAAAAAGTCCTAGGTGAATTTATTTCCTTAGTCGTATGAATTGGAAAGAAATAGCACTTGCTTCAGAAACAGATTCAAAGGTCAGAAAAGTTTTGTTGGAAGGACCTAAAAAATTAACCGACGCCTGGTTACTAGCAGCAATGAAGTTCAAATATGGACGATTTGCAAAGTGACCATGGGGGGTGCTCAGCGCCCCCTTTTTCTTTTATAATGACTCTGTTGAAACGAAACACACTATGCCACGTTCTCAGTTCCCTATGACCGATGATCAACTGATTACCAATCTTAAGAATCAGTATGGTCCAGAAGTCACTTCTGGAGACATCAAAGGTTATTGTGCTATGAATGATCTTAATTATCAAACCATCACTAATCGACTCAAAGATTATAAAACTAGTCGTGGTAAGTGGAATTTGGAAGTAACTAAAGAAACTGTAAAAGAACTGGAAACTTCCTATAATGCTCCTGCAGCACTACCTGCAATTGAGCAAAACCTTATTCCTGCAAAAGATGATACCTTCGTCAAGTTTGGTAATTTTGGCGATATTAAAAAAATTATCCAATCCAATCTGTTTTATCCAACGTTCATTACAGGTCTTTCTGGAAACGGCAAAACTCTATCTGTTGAACAAGCGTGTGCCCAACTTGGACGAGAACTGATCCGTGTAAACATTACTATCGAAACTGATGAAGATGATCTCATTGGTGGCTTCCGCCTTGTTGATGGTGCCACAGTCTGGCACAATGGTCCCGTTGTGGAAGCCCTCCAACGAGGTGCCGTCTTGCTTCTTGACGAAATCGACCTCGCTAGCAACAAAATCCTTTGCCTCCAGTCCATCCTTGAAGGTAAAGGCGTTTTCCTCAAGAAGATTGGCAAGTACATTACGCCCGCCAAGGGTTTCCAGATCTTCGCAACGGCAAACACAAAGGGCAAGGGGAGTGACGACGGTCGATTCATTGGGACTAACGTGCTCAATGAAGCTTTCCTAGAACGTTTCCCTGTTACCTTTGAGCAGGAGTATCCCACTGCTACCAACGAATACAAAATTCTCTACAAAGTTGCTGCTTCTATTGGAGCATTCAAAGAAACTGCTGATCTTGATTTCCTCAAGCGTCTCTGTGATTGGGCAGACATTATCCGCAAGACCTTTTATGATGGTGGTATTGAGGAAATCATCAGTACTCGCCGCCTGGTTCACATTGTTCGTGCCTACAGTATCTTCCAAGATAAAGCAAAAGCAATCCAAGTTTGCGTGAACCGATTTGATGACGAAACCAAACAAGCATTCTTGGAACTGTATGATAAAGTTGATGCAGATTTCCAAATGCCCGTTGACGAGCAATCCCAATTTTGATATAATTGAAAAGAGGTTATTATGATTAACAGCGTTATGCCTGAAAAAGATGATGTCACCATTCTTGGTGGCACCAGTGAAACAACAGAAAGAGATTGGAATGATTTCTGGGAACAAGATGGAATTAGTCTAACTGGAAATCCTCACTATTCTTCTGATACTATTACGTTTAGTTCTGATGGTATTGGAGCTGCTGATACTGTTTCTTTTGTTGGATCTAGAATTTATGGTGGAATGGGAGAAGATCACATTTCCTTTTCTCCATACGACGCATCTACATTTAAATTGAACATGAATGACATTCCAGAACTTCCTGAAGCACCTACTAACGAAAATGGTTTTTGGAAGTACAATGAAGACGTAATCATCAAAGAAATTCGTGAATATCTTGGCGGAACTTATCGTTCTCACTATGCTTCTGAAGGATCTAAAACTCAAACCCTTGATTTGATTGAGGGTATTGGTGACGCAGAACCTTTCTGTCGCAGCAATGCTATTAAATACCTTTCTCGCTTTGGTAAGAAGAATGGTAAGTCAAAACAAGACATTCTAAAAGCAATTCACTATTGCATTCTTCTCTATCACTTCGCTGGCCTTTGTAATGAAAATACGGAACCCTATGAAACTTTCTGATAAAACTCTTTCTGTCCTGAAGAACTTTTCTTCCATCAATCAGTCTATCCTTTTCAAAGAAGGTAGCAAACTTCGCACTATTAGTGTGATGAAGAACATCCTTGCAGAAGCAACCATTACTGAGGAGTTCTCTAAAGATTTTGGTATCTATGATCTGAATCAATTCCTTAATGGTCTGACCCTTCATCAAAGTCCTGAACTTGACTTTGGTAATGAAGGTTACGTTGTGATTCGTGAAGGTAAAATGCGTTCTAAGTATTTCTTCGCTGATCCCAATGTAATTGTCACTCCACCTGACAAGGAAATTAATCTTCCTAGTGAGGATGTTTGCTTTGAAGTGAGCACTGAACAACTGGACAAACTGCTCAAGGCAGCAGCAGTTTATCAACTTCCCGATATCTCTGCCGTTGGTGAAGCAGGTGTTGTGAAACTGGTTGTTCGTGATAAGAAAAACGAAACCTCCAACGATTTTGCAATTGTTGTTGGTGAAACTGAGAATGAATTCTGCTTCAACTTCAAA